AATTATATTTTTGCTTTCTTAATGTTGTGCGATTAAATCCTTTAGAAGATTCAAGTATAGTACTAATTACTATATTGGCTTTACCTTCATTTAAAACATTAGATTTTAATACTGATTCATACAACTTATACTCGCGACCTAAAGAAGTTTTTACAAAGTATTCTTTAAGAATATTAATTGCTGGAGAATCTCCACCTTTTAATGTGTCCGCTGTAATTTGACGCACCAATAGTTCAAACAGTATACCTGTGTTTTTGTACTTGGAGTGTTTTATTTTCATCAAAAAATATATTTATTTATAAATATGTAAAGGTTTTTACTTCTTTAACTGGTTTTCATCTAATAGTGTCGTGTCATCTTTATCTTGCTCAAAGATTAACACTTTTTCATTCATTTTCTTGAAGATATCTTTATTTTTCAAATAAGACACCTGAGCATTTTCTAAAGCTAAACCTGATTTATTTGTATCTGTTCTACTATCTCTAGAATCATTTTTATCAGTATCTTTCATACGTTTAACACCTAAACGATCTTTTCCAAAATTACTATCCTGCTTACCAATACTACTGATGCTATCTTTAGGGCGACCTAATTCTGAATCTTGGTCATATCCGTCAGGGACATTTCCTGGGTCTGAATACATTCTTCCTTTACCATATAATGAAGCTAAATCGTGTGGTGTACCATATGATTTACCTGTTTCAACAGGATCATTCCCTTCTGCCTCAATTTGAGCTAGTCTAAACTTACGTTTAGCATCTTCTCTATTTAAGTCTCTATATTCTTCATATTGGTCTTCTGATAAGTGGAAAATATTATCGTATATCCAATCTGTAGGTAATAAATTATTTTCTAATAATGAAGTTGCTAATTCTGTTTTAGACTTCATTAGTTCAATTTTTTCTTGCTCAAATATAATTGATGGGGTTTGCATTGATAACTCAAAGTTTGTTAATGCTTCATCTCTATATCCTTGGGAATATAAATGAACAAGTGCTATCTTATTAAGTTCTGATACTAGTATTCTTTGGATTCTTTCAATTGTACGAGCAAATCGAATATCTTCAGCAGCTAATGTAGCTTTACCTTCTGTGGTTTCGTCATATCCTAGGAATGCCTTAGGAATTTTTAAGGCTGCAAATAATTTATCCCTTAAATATTCAACATCTTGGATACCATCATAATCTAATCCTTTTGTAGTATCAATTTTTGTTGTAGTATCATTTCCACGAACAGGGATGTAAAAATCCTCCATCATATTCTGCATATTGTATTTCAAATTATACTCTCCAGTCTTTTGATCTATATGAGGAGTACGTTTCATATTTGAAATAGTTTTCTGCATAAATGAATCTATTTCATTAGGTGGAATAGAACCAACATTCATATAAAAAATACGTTTTTCAGGTGCGCGTGAAATTCTATGAATTAACATCGCATCTTCCATTAATGTGTATTGTTTAAATAATTTTCTAGCGGGTTCAATATATGAACGGCCATAAGGAAGATAATTGGTATCACCAATTAATCTAAAGTGGGCCATTTCATAATTATCAAAGTAAATACCGTTTTCTGTTTGTTGACGATTATTTGGAGTGGAATACATTCCAGAACTTGGATTAACTAACCCATTAGGATCATATCTAAACCTTACATCAGATGGGTTTTCAGGGTTAAATCCTTCTTCTCTACTGATATGGTAGGCAGTATAAGGTATTACATTGTAAACCCCAAATTTTTCTGCTACTTCTAATTTTAAGAAAAAATCTCCAAATTTAGACATTTGTCTTGCCCAAGCCCATAAATTAAACTCAATGTTTAGAACGTCATAAAATAAATTATAAAGTATTTTTTGAATATTTTCGTTTGAAGAACGAATAGATAAAACTTCACCCATATCATTCTTTAATGTACATTCATCAGCTATAATATCTAAGGCAGAAGCTATAATAGCATCTTGATCCATTACATCATATTCTGAATATAATTGTGGTCTTAGATATTGGTAATTAAAATTAAATTGTGCCCCATATAAGGATGAGGGGTTAGTTGAATATAGTCTATTATATCTGTCTATTAAAGAATTAGTTTGTAATTCTCCATTTTGTTGTATTGCACTACTATCAATTACCTTTATTTGGTCACCCCCAACATTTCGTATAATTACATCTGTTGAAAATAATCTCTGTAGTCTACTAAATAAGCCTTTATCTGCCATTGTATATAGTTATTATTATAAATATTATCTAAAGAGCCAACTAATATCTTCTTTATCACCATTTTGTGTATCAATATGGTATGGATTATCAGTTCCACTTGAAAAATATCCTCCTTGGTATTGTGTTCTGTTTACTGTTATATTATTTAATGCATTTCTAGTTGCATCTAAACCTCTTTGTCTTAATTTAAGTGCTGTATCTCTGATGTACATTGCAATCCCAAATGACATAACTAAATCATCGTTATATCCTGTTTGGGCTTCTGCTCTACCATTTTTCCAAATAAACACTTTCATTTCTTCTACTAATCTTCTTGACTGTATTGTTACTCCCTTATCACTAATGTACTCTTGAAATTTACCTATTACCATAGGTCTTGTTCTAGAAGACATTGTAAAACCAGCTACCATTTTGGAGTGGTCTTGATATTTGTCAAAATACGAATCAGCATTGGGGGAGTCACTCCGTTGTGAATAGTAAAGGTTAGGATATTGTCTATCTATAGCAACTTGTATCGTTGCCCAACCAATATTAGCATTTTCTATTACTAACATTGCTTCATTATATTCAGTAGCTAACCCAACTAACAAATGACCATAATCCTTAGTACTAATTTGACCTTTGTATTCTGCTACTTGTACATTATTTGCTACATCAATTACATGACATGCTGAATAATCTTTACCATCTCCTCTGGATACATCAGCTACTACAATATAGTCTCTTGAATAATCGGGTGATTCCCAAACCCATAAATTTTGATCAGCACCCCGTCTTTCTAAAGGTTCTTTTATAAAAGATTTTTCGTAATATTCTAAATACTCATTATAGAATACAATATCACCCGAGGTACTAAAGTCACAATCACATTCTTGTGCTGCTAATCTAGGGTCACCAAGTAATGTATCTTGGGAATCTCTCCATTTTTGGTCTCGTTCTGGGTGGACATACCAAGGTAGTTTAATAGGTAAAAATTCATTTTCTCCTTGTTCTGCTTTAACCCATGTTTGGTGAAACCAGTTACCTGTACCATAGGGGGTTGATAGTACAATAGCACCACCACCCGTTGCTAATGTTTGTTGTGCAGAAGCCCATGTCTCAGCAATATTATCAATAAAGGCGGCCTCATCAACTATTAGTAATGATACCGCTTCCGATCTTGCGGCATCGGCATTTGAAGATTTTGCTTGTATTTTTGATCCATTTACTAATCGAAGTGATAATTTATTATTTTCAGCTGAATCTACTTTAAGCCATGAGGGTAAATTTTCCCACATGAATTGTACTTTTGTTACTAAGTTTCTTGCAGTTGCTTGAGTTGTTGCTAATGCTAATACATTTCGGTCTTTATGAAATGTCATTAACCATAAAGAATAACCTGCGGCTAGTGTAGATATACCTAATTGCCTAGATTTTAATACAGCAGAATAATCATTATCTCTAAATAACTTGAGTACTTTCTCTTGGAATGGGTATAAATTAAATGGTATACGCCCCCTTTGTGGGTGCTGTATATAACAGTATTTACGCATAAAATGTACGGGATCTTTAGCACATTTTAAGTATTCTTGACGTATTACCTTTTTTAAGTCAGACATATATTTATTTTACCAATAAAGCAGTAACTATAACTGCTACTACACCACCTCCTACTGTTAATTTATTTTTAAACTTTTGCTTTTTTAAGTCTTGTTCTAATTTTTTTGACAATTCTTGTGATAAAGCTAATTGGTCTGATTTAGTAAGGAGGATAGAATTAAAATTAGTTACTTTATTATTTAAATTTAGAATAATACTATCTTTTAAAATTAACTTTTCTTGAAATAATTTAATTTTATCGCTATATAATACTAGTTCTTTTTTAGCTCCATCTCCGGTAATTAAATCTTTAATTACTAGTTTGACTATTGGCTTTTTTAATTGAATCGAAGTACTGTCTGTAACGGTCTGTGAAAAACTGTTCAAGCTCATTGTCATTAAAATTATCGACAGCATCCACCTTTGTGCTAATTTCATATCTAAGGTTATTTATTTTATTATTTTTAAGATCTATTTGTTGATCTAATTTACCTATTTGTACATTTAAGGTATCAATTTTAAAAGTTAAATCGTCATTAATATGGTGTAACGAATCAACTTTTTGTTCCAACGCATTTATTTGGGAATTGTACTTATCTATGTATTTTTCCTTATCATCTAAAAATCTAAAGACTAAGATACAAGCCCCTATAATTACAAATAAGTGGTAATTTTTTCTTAACCATTTAAACATAACATTTATTTTTTATTTGTCTATAATAGCTTCTAATTCTTTCTTAAGCTTAGTTTTTTTCTTAAGGTCAGCTACTAATTTTTCTTTTTCTTCACCTTCAGATTCTTTATACTTACGAGCTAAAGATTTCATTTGTTTAGTTAGTTGAGCAAGTTCTTCTTTTGCCTTAGCTAAACCTTTAGTTTTTTTAAGATCTGATTTTGATGGTTCTTTATCTTCATTTTCTTTCATTGCACCTCTTTTAACAATGGCATCATATGCTTTACCAACATCACCTTTATATAATTGATCTACTATTTTTTTACCTAGTTTTTCTAA